GCAGGCGCTGGCCGACGAGGGGCTGACCGTCGAGAAGAGCTGGCTCACGGCCGGCGACCAGCGCGTGTCGGACCTCTGCCGGGGGAACGCCGCGGCTGGCTGGATCGCGGTCGACGCGGCCTTCCCGTCGGGGCACCTGCGGCCGCTCGGTCACCCGTCCTGCCGGTGCGCGCTACTCAGCCGGGTCGCGCCATGAGCCTGGTCGAGTACCGTTGCCCCGACTGCAAGCGGCTGCTCTTCAAGAGCGACTGCCCGGGCGGGCGCGTCCAGGTGCCCTGCCCGCGGTGCGGTACCGTCAAGATGGTGCGCGTCAACCCGCCGATCCGTCTGGTGACCGCGCGCGCCTAGAATGGCGACGATGAGCGAGGCGTGGCCGGACGCGGGCGAGGCCCTCGACGCCCTCGTCACGGAGCGGGTGTTCGGCTTCACGGTCCGCTGCTTCCATGGCCTGTTCGGTCGTGCCGCCTACGCCGTCGACGAGACGGCCGAGCGGACCGAGCATGGCACCACGCGCGCGCGCCTGCTCGGCGCCGACTGGGTGACCGCGAAGGACGACGAGGGGCGTCGGGTCGAGTTCTACGGCCGCGGCGTGCCGGGCTACAGCCGATTCGCGGTGCCGATGTGGGAGCTCGTGCAAGCCTTCGACTCGTACGAGTTGGCGTGGAACTCGTCGAGCCGCGTCCACACCGCGACCCTGACGCGCTTCGGTCCGGAGGCGTTCGGCGCGGGCCGGGGACCGTCGGCGGCGGTGGCGCTGTGCTACGCGGCGCTCGATGCGGCGCAGCACTCGCCGCAGTCGTTCCCGATCGTCGCGTCGAGCCTACTCGACGCCAAGCCGTCGAGCCTGCGGCGAGCGGGACTCCTGCCGACGTACGGCGCTTGACACCCGAAAGCAGCTAGCCGTACAGTCGCAGTAACGGATCCGTCGTCAGAGGGCCGCTGAGCCCCATTCGCCCGGAGCGCCATCGAGCGCCAGTGGCCGAGTGGGGCGTTTTTCTTGCCCTGGAAGACCAGCGACGTCGATCGGCACAAGACGGGCCTCGACGCCAAGGGCAAGCGGCAGTGGGTCGCGGTCGCCAACAGCGCGCTGGCCCGCTGCCTCGCCGACGGCGGGAGCGCCGAGACCTGCGAGCCGCGGGCGATCCGCCAGGCCAACGGCGTCGCCGGCAAGGCGACCGAGGCCGAGCGGCTGAGCGGCGCGCTGGGCGCCCTCCTCGTCGAGAAGGGGCGCGTGCTCTCCGCGAAGAACGAGTCGACGCTCCGCGCCGCGCTCGCGAGCCTGCAGACGGTGCTCGCCCAGCTCGGCCAGGGCGAAACCGACGACGCGGCCGCCGACGAGGCGATCGAGAGCGCCCGCGCCCTGGTCGAGGCCGAGCTGAGCCACAACGACACCCAGCAGGCGCTGCGGGCCGCGGTCGCCGGCGGCGACGCGAAGCGCTGGGTCTGGGTCCGCGACGTGTTCGACTCCTGGTTCGTCTACGAGGACGACTCGGGCGACGGGACGGCGCGCTCGCGCCTCTTCAAGCGCACCTACGTGATCGCCGACGACGGGACCGTCACGCTCGGCGACCCGACCGAGGTGCGCGTGCGCACCGTCTACGACCCGGTCGGGGCGCCCGCGACCGAGTCGGCCGACGTCGAGGTCGCCGGCGACGTGGTGCCGCTGGTCGAGAAGGCGGTCCGGCGCGACAACACGGTCGCGCTGAAGGTCATCGCGCCGGGGTGGGGCTCGTCCGGCTACTACGGGGCCGACATGCTCGAGCGCGACGCCACGGTCTTCAAGAAGGGCGTCAAGCTCTACTGGAACCACCCGACCGCGACCGAGGAGGCCGAGCGGCCCGAGCGGGACCTGCGCGACCTGGCCGCCGAGCTGGTCGAGGACGCCCGCTGGGAGGCGGACGGCCCCGCCGGGCCGGGCGTCTACGCCGACGCGAAGGTGTTCGCGCCGTACCGGGACGTCGTCGAGGAGCTGGCGCCGCACATCGGCGTCTCGATCCGCGCGCTCGGCAAGGCGACGGCCGGCGAGGCCGAGGGCAAGAAGGGCCCCGTCATCGAGGCGATCACGGCCGCCAAGAGCGTCGACTTCGTGACGATGCCGGGCGCGGGCGGCAAGGTGCTCAGTCTGTTCGAGTCGGCGCGCGGGCGCCACCAGGCGAATCGAGAACCGGAGGGTAGTCAGGTGACCGAGGAGGAGGCCCGCGCGCTGCGGGAGGCCAACACCGCGGCCGTCAGCCGGATCGGCGTCCTGGAGGCGCGCGCGCTGAAGGCCGAGGCACAGTCGTTCGTCGCCGAGCAGCTCGGCTCGCTCGCCGAGGCGGCCAGGCTGCCGCAGGCGGCGCGCCAGCGCGTCGCGTCGGCCGTGCTCGGCGACGTGCCGTCGAAGGACGGCGAGCTCGACCGCGAGGCGCTCGCGGCGCGCATCAAGGAGGCGGTCGTCGCCGAGGCCAGCTACCTGGTCGCGATCGGCGGGTCGGGCGCGATCCGAGGGATGGGCGCGGCGGTGAGCGGGGAGGCCCCGACGCCCGAGCAGACCACGAGCAGGATGGTCGAGTCGTTCACGCGGCTCGGCCTACCCGAGTCCGCGGCCAAGCTCGCCGCGGCTGGGAGGAACTGAGCGATGGCGAAGAACCGCTACCACGAGAACGGCGACCACCTCGACCTGACGGTCGGCTCGGGCACGGTCTCGGGCGACCCCGTGCTGGTCGGTCAGATCCCGGGCGTCGCGGTCGTCGACCGCCAGGCCGACGGCCGCGCGACCGTCCAGACCAACGGCGTCTACCTGCTGTCGGTCAAGGGCGAGAACAACGCCGGCAACACCGCCGTCGCCGAGGGGGACATTCTCTACTACGAGGCCGCCGCCACCCCGAAGCTGAACAAGGACAACGTCGCCGGCGTCCGCTACGGCTACGCGCTCGAGGCCATCGCCTCCGGCGCCACCGCCACGATCAAAGTGAAGGTCGGCTACTGATGGTTACGCTGCTCGAGTCCCTCGACACCCTGCAGGTCGAGATCGGCCGCTCCCGCCTGTTCGATCCGGGCGAGGACGGCCCCCGCGCCCGCAACTACCTGGCGCGCGTCCCCGGCTACCCGTACGAGCGCCGGCTGGCCGAGGCCGCGGCGGCCTGGGCCGACGTGCTCGAGGGCCGCAAGTCGGTGGCCTGGCTCCTGAACGAGGCGCTCACCACGAGCGACTTCCCCCTGCTCACGGCCGACATCCTCGACCGCTCGATGCTGGCCCAGTACCGGGAGTGGATCCCGACCTGGCCGGCCTACGCGCGGCGGCGCACGGTCCGCGACTTCCGCACCGTCAAGATGTTCCCGCCGGCCTACGGCGCGGACCTGCGGCTCGAGGAGGTCGACGAGCAGGACCAGTACCCCGAGGCCACGCTCACCGAGCAGGCCGCGGTCACCCTCTCCGTCAAGAAGTACGGTCGCCGGCTGTCGTTCAGCTGGGAGGCGATCGTCAACGACGACATGCAGCAGTTGATGGACATCCCGGGTCGGTTCGCCCGGGCGGCCAGGCGCACCGAGTCGCGCGCCGCCGTCGATCTGTTCGTGGACGCGAGCGGCCCCCACGCCTCGCTCTACACCGCCGGCAACAAGAACATCATCAACGTCGCCAACGGCGCCTCGGCCAACAACCCGCCGCTGTCGATCTCGGGCCTGCAGGACGGCTTCAAGGTCCTGGCCAACATCAAGGACGAGCAGGGCGAGCCGATTTTCATCGACGCGGTCACGCTCGTCGTTCCGCCGGCGCTCGAGGTGACGGCGCGCAACATCCTCAACGCCATCCAGCTCGAGCTCACGACCGCCGGCGGGGTCCGCGACGGCGGCTCGGGCGAGCAGCGCCTGATCGCGCAGAACTGGATGCGCAACCGGCTGACGCTGGTCGTCGACCCCTACCTCCCGATGGTCGCCACGACCGCCAACGGCAACACGTCCTGGTTCTTGTTCGCGAACCCCAACGATGGTCGCCCGGCGCTGATGCTGGCGTTCCTGCAGGGGCACGAGGAACCGGAGATCTTCATCAAGTCGCCCAACGCGATGCGCGTCGGCGGCGGGATGGCGAACCCGATGGACGGCGACTTCGAGAACGACTCGGTCACCTACAAGGTGCGCCACGTGCTCGGCGGCGGCCGGATCGACCCGCGCGCGACGGTCGCGTCGAACGGCTCCGGCAGCTAGGAGGAGGAGACGATGGACCTCTACGCAGTCTTCGTCCGCGACCAGGCCGAGCCGGTCGCCTTCTTCTCCGACGCCGACCAGGCGCAGCGCTGGCGCCGCGCCGAGCACGGCGACGCCGCGGTCGTCGTGCCCGTCGAGGCGTCGGTGTCCACGTCGGCGCTCGACGACGCGCGGGAGGCGGCCGCGGCGGCCTTCCCCGCGCCGGCGGCCGCGCCGACGGCGAGCGCCGACGACGTCCGCAAGGGCGAGATCCGCGCGCGCCTCGAGGCCGAGGAGCGCGACAAGCGCCTCGAGGAGGAGGTGCGCAAGGAGATGGCCGCCGACGCCCGGGCCGAGCGGTCCGGCGAGCCGCCGACCACGGCCCCGAGCGGCGGCGCGACGACGGCCCCGAGCGGCGGCGCGACGACGGCCGGCGCGCGCACCGAGACCCGGACGAGCGGCCGGGGGTAGGCCGTGGCGGACCAGCCGCTCGGCGCGCCGATCAACGGGACGGAGCAGCGCCTCGATCTCCTGCTCGCTCTGGGGCGCGACCTCCTCGCCGAGCTCCGGGCGGGCCGACAGCCCCGCCCGGAGCCCCCGGCGGGCCTCGTCGAGCTGCGCGAGGCCGCCGGGCCCAAGCGCCGGCGGGGCTAGCCCGTGAGCTTCACGATCGCGACGTCGGGTAGAACAGTGGTATGTACCTCCAACATACCACAAACGCCTACGCGGCCGGCCTGTTCGACGGTGAGGGCACGCTCCACATCTCGGCGTACAAGCCGCGGCGAGACGTGCCTCGCCCGTTCCACCGCCTCTACGTCGCCATTGGCAACACGAACGTCGAGGTACTGGAGTGGGTGCGATCCCACTACGGCGGGAAGGTCTACACGTTCGAGCAGAGCCGACCGGGCTTCAAGCCGATCAGCCGCTGGCAAGGAACTTCGGCGGTCGCTATCGCGTTCCTCCGGGCGATCGAGCCCTACGTCATCGTCAAGCGCGACCGTGTTGCGCTCGCCCTGCGGTTCGCCGAAACGATCCGCGCTCCGAACGGCCAGCGCGGATCGCTCACCGACGAGGAATACGCCCTCCGCGAAGAGATCAGGCAGCTGATGAAAGTGCGCAGCCAGCGAGGCCCAGTCGCATGAGTTTTACGTACGATCCGACCACCGACCGCGGCCGCGTGCGCCTGCTGATCACCGACACCGATCCGACGCAGGCGCTCCTCCAGGACGCCGAGGTGGACACCTTCCTCGCGCTCGAGGGCGGCGTGAAGACCGGCGCGGCCCTGGCGCTGGAGACGATCGCGTCGAACGAGGCGCTGGTGCAGAAGGCGACGCGCCTGCTCGACCTGCAGACCAACGGGCCGGCGGTGGCGAAGGAGCTGCGCGAGCGCGCGGCCGCGCTCGGCNNGGCCGCGCTCCGGACCCAGGCCGCCGACGACGGCGACCAGACGGGCGCCTTCGACTGGGCCGAGATGGTCACCGGGCCCGCGTCGGCCGACGAGCGGATCCTGGCGCAGGCGCTCCGGGGCGAGGTGTAGCGGTGCCGCTGCCGACGCGCACCCGCTCGCCGATCACCGACGCGCAGCTTGCGGTGTTGCGGGCGATGGTCGAGACGATCCTCCCGGACACCGCGCAGATCCAGCGCATGACGCAAGTCGTCGACGACCGCGGCAACACCACCGACACCTACGCGCCGACGAGCACGGTTGCCTGCCACGTCACCCGCAGCGGCAACCAGCCCGACGAGCGCATCGTCGCCGAGCGGATCGTCGGGCGCTCGGCGTTCACGCTCTACCTGCCCCACGACGCCGACGTCCGCGAGTCGGACCGGATCGTCGTCGCCTCGCTCGGCCAGACCTACGAGGTGATCGGCGTGCTCGCGCCGACGAGCTACCAGGTGCACGTCCGCGCCGTCTGCGCGCGGGAGGGCTGAACGATGCCCTCGGTTCGCGGCCTCACCTTCGAGACGCAGCGCCTCGACCGCCTCATCGCCCGGATGCCCGAGGAGGCCGAGCGCTTCACCGAGCTGCTGGCCCGTGAAGCCGAGCGCGAGGCAATCGTGCGCACGGTCCGCGTCGAGACGGGCACGATGCGCCGCGGGTGGCATGCCGTGCGGCTCGAGCGCCTCCTGTGGCGCGTCGGGACCAGCGTCCCGTACGCGGTCTTCCACGAGTTCGGAACCAGTCGGCTGAGCGCGACGCCGATGCTCGGCCCGGCGATCGAGGCGGCGCGGCGGATGATGCCGAGCCTGGCGAAGCGGCTCTTCAAGCCGTGAACGAGTTCGAGGCGGCCCTGCGCGCGCGCCTGATCGGCTTCGCGCCGTTGACGGCGCTCCTGGCCTCGGCGGCGAGCGTCTACAACCGCGTCGCCACCGGTGCGGCGCCCTACGTCGTCTTCTCGCTGAGCGCCGGCGGGCCGACGAACCGAAGCCCGCGGCGGGCCGAGGCGCTCGTCTACCTGGTCAAGGCGGTCGCGCGGGCCGACGCGGCGCGAGCCGACGACATCGACGCGCAGATCGACGCGGCGCTGCACGACCAGCCCCTCGCCGTCACCGGCTGGTCGAACTACTGGCTGACGCGCGAGAGCCGGGTCAAGTTCGAGGAACTCGACAGCGGCGGCAAGCCGATCTTCCACGTCGGCGGGCTCTACCGCGCCCGGTTGGCCGTCTGAGGAGGCGCTGAGTGGCGGAATTCACGGGCAAGAGCCTGTCGGTCGTGTTCGGGGCGACGACGCTCACGGGCAACCAGCGGACCTTCTCGACGACCGAGGAGGCGGGCCTGGTCGACGCGAGCGCCGGCGCCGACGTCGCCCGCACGTACCTGAAGACGCTCGAGGACGGGACCGCGACCGTCGAGATCCTCGGGGACGACGGGGCTGGCGGGCCGACGCTCTGGGCGGCGGTGCGGCCCGGCACGGTCGGCAACCTGGTCTGGGGCGAGGAGGGCACGGCCGCCGGCCAGCCGCGCCACAGCGTCAACGCCGTCGTCTCCTCGCGCAAGAAGGACAGCCCCTACGACGACGTCGTGGTGGTGACCGTCGAGTTCCAGTTCTCGGGCGTCGTCGTCGACGACGTCTACCCCTAGGGAGGCGCGGTCGTGGCGGAGTTCACCGGCAAGAACCTGTCCGTCAGCTTCGGCGGGACGGCGCTGGCGGGCGCGTTCCGGACCTTCTCGACGACGGAGGAGGCCGGGCTGGTGGACGCCTCGGCCGGCAACGACCAGGC